CGGCGTCCCCTGGCGAGCAGGTGGGAACGTCACGTTTCCTGCATCCAAATCGAGTCGAGCAACAACTAGATCAAACCGCTCCGATGGGGATGTGTTGACGCCGATTGTTACTCGCTCAATCGTGTCGGAGCTGAACCAGATACCACGGATGTGGCCCGAGCCTGGCGCGACTTTCACCTGACGACCGTCTTCATCTGAGTAGACCCTCAGCGATGCTGGCAGACCCGAACCGTCGACCCCACGATCGATGACTCCGTTGGGCACAGCGGCGTTCCACAGTTCAGCCCAGCCGGTAGCACTGAGATCGGCACCTCCTACGAAGGGTGCGGCAGTAATGGTCATCAAATGCTCCGTTCAAGAATAGCAACTCGCTGCGATAGCGAGCGCACTAGAGGGATTAAGCGCGGCACCGTGGGGTTGCTACCGCCCGCGGTCGTGAGCACGGGCTTGATGTCCACCAGGCTGTTTGGCGATGCCGTGTAGTGGACCTCGCTAACCCGAGCCGTCAGCGCCTCGCCATCGACATAGACGGTGACGAGATCGCCAAGGTTGTAGTGCACACCCAGCTGCCACGAGGTAGTCGCTACCGGCGTCGTAGAAACCGCGATGCGAGACTTCGCCTTGTCCAACGCCACTGTGCCGGCTTGGCTCAGGCTGGCTACGTCACTGCTATCAGTCTTAACCAAGGGCGGGCCCTCAATGCGGCCCCACACAGCTTCCAGCTCTTGGTCGATTACCTCAGTAGTTACTCCGCTCGCTCCACGAACTGTTAGCCGGGTGGCCGTAGGCGCGCCCACTTCACTTTGGTAACCAGCGAGTGTGCCCAGATCGACGTCGAATGCGCCTGCAGACGTTCGATCTGTACCTCCGTACGTCTCAAAGATCAGTTGCCCACTGTCGAGCGGATTGGCGATACCAAACGCCACATCACTGAATGCAAGCGCCGCCGCCGTCTGACATAGATCAAACACGCTCTCATCGTTGGCTCGAACAGTCGAAGTCGGCCCACGGCCGAGATCGGTTCCCATCGTTACCCTTGGCACCGCCCGTGCGCCCGCGTCAGGACCAACGTGCGCGCCGGCGAACCCATGGAGCAACGACTCAATTGGTCCAGTCCTGGTCTCACCTGCCGGTACACGACGGCGCTGCAGCCAGACGCCGTCCTCGTAGCCGCTGGGCACTCCTTCGTCGGTGCGCCCCTGCTCGGTTTCGATGTAGGTGCGTTGACGAGTCGACTTCGGTCCAGCGATCAGTTGCGCATCGTCGAGCAGGATGCTGACGCCTGCACCCGGCTCCCAGTCGCCATATTGACCGGGAAGACCAACCTTCCACGATGACAGCCCTTGCCAAAGTTGGATGACCTCGAGGCTCGTCCAATCATCAATCTGGCCTACACGCCTCAACGCTGGGCTTCGAAGATAGACCCCGATGTTCATACGCCGTTGAACCGCTGGAAGTACTGAACACCAATGGCACAGTTGGCGTCGGGATCGGTAGCTGTGAAGGCGATAGTCGATTCCCCTGATGGGATAGGGAAGAGCGTGCCACGAAGATCCGGGAAACGGTCTTGGCCGAGCCGGGTCACAACCGTCTTTGCTCCAGGGCGGGTATCGATCAGGAGACCATCGTTGACGCCGACAACACCCGCGACCGAGAACGATGCGATCCCATTGAGGATTACTCGCACATCGGTGGCAGCTCCGGCGATTTCCCACACTGGCCATGCTTCTACGTCGCCGTCGTTGATCTCAGTCCACTGAGCGGCTCCACTGCTGCCTGACATACGGAAGGGCAAGCGCAGAGGCAGCGTGTGAAACGTGCTGATCCCAATCCGATGGCGGTCCTCCGACACCTCCGTGTCTTCCCAGAACGGATCGAAGGCTCGGAAGTTCAGCGCTACCTTGGCTTCGTACTCCTCGCCGTCGGTCGCCGGATCGGCAGCGAACCCGGACTCGTAGATGCAGTTGATGCGCCGGGTCAGCCCATCGCTGGTCTCGACCGTAAGGAAGCCCAAGCCCCGAAAGGGGCTCAGGCGTGCGGCGATGCCCCGCAGCTTTGCCCGCAGCATAGTCACGTCGTCAGCAACGAACAGTTCGGTGACTGTGACGAGACCAGGGGTTGCGCGCACACCCCGGAAGTAAGCGCCGTTGCCACCTGGCGCCAAGTCACTGAATAGCTGGATGGACGGCATGAACCGCCCGTCGATGCCTTGCTTGTATTGATCATCGATGATCGTCGTTAGGTCCGTCTCATTGTCCGCCGTCGTGTACCAGACGCGCTCGACGGCTGAACCGTAGAGCGGTCCTTCGTCCCACGTGTCCGAGGTCGGGCTGTGATCGGCGATCGGGCCGGTGATAGTCATCCGTAGACCAGCTCCAGATTCCGCAGCTGCTGCACAGCCTCGCGGCCAACCTGCTCAGGGGTGTATGGCACCACAGGTAGATGGATGTTGTAACTGTTGCCCACACCGCCGTCGGGACCACTGGCCGCTGCGGTTCTCGCGAGGCCAGGCCGCACCGACGCGACGTTCGTTGTAAGCCCTTCGACACCGAAGCTCGTAGCTACGTGGTCACCCATGCTCGCCATCGCGTTCGCGAGCCCACTTCGGCTATCGCGTACGCCAGCGATGAACCCCTGGACGGTGCTCTGGCCGAAGCTATGGAAGATCTTTGAGGGTGAACTGATACCAAGCGCTTTCTTGAACGGCTCTTTGATCCAACCCGGCACGATGTCAAGGAAGAACTTGCCGATGTTTCTTAACAGGGATCCAGCACCATCAATAAGGCCCTGAATGATGCTTTTACCGGCATTGAAGAGCCAACCGGCGGCGGCGCTGAACACTGAGACAACGGTGTTCCAGATCCCCTTGAATACGTCGACGACCAGGGTTGCCCCAGCTTTCACGATTTCCCACAGCACCTTAAGTGCGCCACGGACGATCCCGAAAGCGATATCCCACACTCCGCTTAGGACGCCGAGTAGAGCATTCCATGCTGCGCCCCAATCACCGTTGATGATGGCGAGTGCAAACCGAATGATGTTCATCACGACTTCGAGCGCCCCATTGATGACCTCTTTCACCGTTCCCCAGATGGCTTGAACGATGCCCAGGATGTTCGATCCGAAGAGGTTCCATAGACCGGTGACTATGTCGAGCGCCGTCCCCACAATCAGCCCGATAACCGTCATCACGTTGCCGATCGCCTGTTGTACCTGGGGCATGATCTCAACCACGAAGGCACCGATCTCGGCGAACTTGCTTAGGAAGAAACTGGCGAAATCCCCTAGCCCCGGAAGAACAGTGGTCTGTAGAAAATTGACGAAATTCCCAGCAGCTGCAGCGACTTTGTCGAACGGATTGGCGCTATCGACGTTCTTTCCGCCGACCGCATCCATGAACGAACCGCCGACGTTGGACGTCTTCGCTGTCTGCACGACCGACCGCACTCCGCCGCGGACTCTGTCGAGCGTGGTGAACAATGCCGACTGATGGGCCTGGTCAAGCCCAAGAGCGTCGCCGAGGTTGGTTACGGCTGCCCCGGTATGACCGGTAAACGCCTGTGCAATTCCGCTCAGTCCTTCTATGACTCGGCTCTTAACTCCGCTAACAGCACCCACAACAGCAATCTGTTCCTGCGGGCCGAGGCCAAGCTGATGAAGGAGTCCTAAAAACTTGCCCGTGAAGCCGACTCCACTCCCGATATCAGCTATCGCGGCCTGAATTCGGTTTTTTACTGGTGCCATCGCGCTGTCCACGCCCATCGGAGTGAGGCCCATTGTCGCCAGCAGGTTGGCGGAACCGGAACGAAAATCTCCCTGAAAAAGCTGCCCGATACCGACTCGGAGGTGCTCAAGCGCGCCGCCGTTGCTGGTGACCTGGTCCAGCTCTCGACCAATTCCGGAAATCGCCCTGTGTGCGCGCTGCCCGAGCTGCTCGAACAAGCTCAGGTCCCGTTGGCCAGTCTGGATTGCCGTACCGCCCGGTGACCGCCAACCGCGTTCGAACTCATTGCGGGCCGACCTGATGGAACGAGCGACACCTTCAAGGCTGCGAACAACCGACGCAGCCGTTCGAGACGCGAAGGCCGCCATACTCGCGAGAGCCTGATTGAACACCTTGCCTAGGCCATCAAAAAGCCCAAGCTGCGCACCGAGCGCAACCGCTCCGGCGGTGAGAAGCGCGAGGATAGCTATCACGGGAGTTGACAGGGGAACGAGCGGTCCGAGCACCGTGATGACGCCCTTAAGACCCACGCTAAGCCCCGACAGACCTGAGAGCAGTGGGCCAAGGACCAGTGAGAAGCCGAGAAACTGAAAGAGGACGTTCTTCATGGACGCCGGCAGCGAATTGATCGCATCGAGCAAACCGACTATTGCCTTGGCGACAATGGGCACGCTGCTAGCCATGTTCGACGAGATCTGATTGAAGGCAGAGAGGATCGTGACAAGATCGCGTTGGCCTTTTGCGGAGGCCGACACAGCCGCGAATTGCTTTGTGATCTTTTCGAGATTGGCGAGGAACTGGCCCGCATCGGCCGCTTTGAAGATGTTGAGGAGGACCCTGGTGAGGTTGATTCCGATCCGGTACAGCGACGCCATAACGTCGCCGCCCTTTTGCAGCGCCGCTGCCATGCGTCGAGCTCCACGCTCACTACTAAGGAAAGCTCCTGCTGTGGCTAGTGAGCTACTCGCAAACTCCGTGAAGCGCAGAACAGTCGGCACACCAACTGCTGCCAAGTTGGCGAGTCCGGTGACCAAAGGTGCGACCGCTGTCGACAGCTGAGTTGTGGCAATGCGCGTACCGTCGAAGACTGCTCGTACTGCTCCCTGAAACAGTGGAGTGCCAGCTGCCCTAATCGCCTCCCGCGCTGCAGCGTTGGTGGCTCCTGCTACGCCAAGCATCCCGGTTTGCAGAGTCGGTAGAGAAACCGTCGCCAGTCCGTGTACATCTGCTGCCAGGTGACCAAAGAGACTGTCTTGGACCTTCTTGCGGAGGTCTGCGAGACCGACATTGATCCGCTGGGACTCAAGCACGAACTCTCGAGCTGCGGGGGATAGCTGCAGCATCGCCTCTTGCAGCTTTTTGGCATCACCTCGGGCTACCGCTTTGAAAGCATCGCCAACGCCCTGAACACCGAATGCGACGGTGCCCAACGACGCACTCACCACACCAGCTGTGGCCGGAATCGCGCCAAGAACCCCTACGGCGGGCGCTAGAGCAGCGGTGAGGTTGACCGCCTGCTGGCCAAGGACGACCAGACCGGTACCGATACCGACCCTTGTCAGCCCCGACCCGAGCGTGCTCAGACGCCGTTCTGTGGCGTCCAGAGCGCGATCAAGCTGAGCGGTATCAATTCGCAGCCGGGCGACAAGGTCGGGGAGGTTCGCCACCGACTATTTGCCGCCCATGGCCTGAGCCAAGCCGCGAAGGCCCTGCGACCCCCCGTTCTTCGAAGCGTCCGGATCATTGAACTTGTTATGTGCTTGGATGAGGAGGTCGAGTTGAGCTGGGGTCATACGCCAGAACTCGTCGTCCCTTCGGCCAAGGACGACGGTTGCGAGGTAGTAGTTGTCTCGCCAGGGGATCCGTTCATTGCGCGCGGCACGACGCTGAGCTGCTTGCGAAGCTCCTCTTCGACGTCGATTTTCTCGGCTTCGGCCCGAGCCGCTTTGACCGCTTCTCGGGCCAGCTTGGGGAGCGCAACAGAGAGAGCTTCGAGCAACTGGGTATTCAGCTCATCGATGTCTGAACCGTCGAGCAGAGTTTCGATCTCTTCCTCGGCTAACTGCTGCTCCCAGGTCCCTGACCATACGGCTACGACGTGTGCCTCGTAATAGCGCGGTCCTGATGGAGTGATGAGCGACTGGACGAGCTCGATAACAGACGGGAATTTCGTTTCGATGCGGCGCATACCGCCAAAGCCGTAGTGCAGCTGCAGCCTGCGGCCGTTCGCGAGCGGGAGTTCCGTTCCGTTGCCATAGGCCAGCCGGTCGGCGTCAGTAATGGTCATGTTGTCCTTCCGTGGATTCCCAGGGGTTTCCTGGTGTTCCTGATGTCCCTCTTGTGGAGGTCGGTACAGCCGGCGAACCGGCGGTCAACTACGAAATCGCGACGGCTGTCTCGTTGATGTCGATAAAGCCGTAGTTGTCATCGCTGTCTCGCGCAACCGCTCCGAGTTCGTAGCTAAACGTCTTGAAATCCTCGCCACCGAAACCGAACGGGATGACATTGTTCAACGATGCCTTGTAGAGCGACAGGTGCACATCAGCCCCGGACAAGCTCACCGTCGTGCACTGAGCTTCCATCTGTACATAAGGGGGCACATTGGCCTTGCCAAAAACGAACCTGGCCTTCTCCGTCGTGCCGGTTCCCGAATCAACGACCGTGCCGCCCTCAAGCAACGCCTTGACATCAAGGTCCAGAACGGTGTTCTCGATGGTGCACTTCATGCCCGTGATAATCAATCGTTGGGAGCGCACAACCCCGTCACCGCGACGCTTCTTGACATCTACTTCGCCTTCGACCTGGACATTCGTCACGTCAGGCACGTCAACCCACGAGCTATAGCTCGCAGTGCCGCCGGCTGGGTCCGTCAGGAGCTTGCGGATCTTGCAGTCGTTGACATCGAGCAGCTCAGAGAAGTGCTGAACGGGCATCTAGTTACCATCCTTGGTAGCGCCGGGCTTCGGCGTTGCTTCCTTGCTCTCCTTTGCGCCTTCGACGCTTCGGAGGAATAGTGCGAGGTCGGACCGCTTCAGCTTCACGACGTGGTCGACGACCTTGTAGGCGCGAGGTTTCTCCCCGCCTACGGCGATTCGGATTTCCCCATCTGTTTGGGGCACGTTCACTTCAACTTCGTTGGCAGCCATCCATGGCCCTCCTGGCATTGCAGCTTATTGCGGAAACCCGTGGACCGCTTAGATCTTCCGGTAGAGATTCACCGTCACGTTGTTACGGACGATCACTGGATTCGAGTCCAGTACTTCGGTGCGGTTAGGACCGCTGAACAATGCAGTCATGAAGACGTACTGAGGAGCGGTCGTCGGCCGGGCCCCATCGAGAGCTTGCACGAGATCTGCCGTACGCGACGGCACCTCATCCGTGGCTTCTTCATAGAGGTCCAGCTGCACCTGCTCGACCGCTCGACGGCGGCGGCCATTCCCGGAACGAAGGGGGACGGTGGCGATACGGTCGTTGATGACGATGTATGGACAGCGCTGCGGCGTGCCATCGGCCTTGTTAATAGGTGCGTGCTTCTGAAAGATCGGGACGCCGAGGTTCTGAGTCTCAAGGAACGCCTTCATCGCAGCAGCTTGAGTTGCGCTCAATGCCCGATCCTTGGGTTCCACCCGAGAACGGACTCAAGCAGCGCTGGGCGCATGAAGGGCTGAGGGTTCATGTAACGGGTGCCAAACTCAACGAAGGCGGCGTACTTCACGCGCGTGCCGACATCAACGAACGACCCGTTGCCGTCAGTACCCTTGCCCTGGATGGCGATACTGCTGCGGAGACGACCCGTGTCGACCGGCGCGTAAACCTTCGCGCGGTTTGCTACGTCATGACCGAGCTTCTCGATCTCATGAGCGCTTTCCAGCTTCATGTCCTTTACGGCCGCTCGCAAGGCGGCGCGAAAGGCTCGATCGTCGAGCTCGAAGTCGGCGTTGCGCGCCTGACCCGCCACTAGTCGAGCCTCCGCAGGAAGACGCGCTGGTGTGTGACTAGGGGACGGATCATCATGACCACCCAGTCACTCCCGCGAAGACCTTCGAGATGGTCACCCAGCCGCGCCGGGAACGCCCCCGCGCACACGGCATCGACGACTTGACCCGCTCGAGCGGCGATGTCAAGGTCGCGGCTGCTCGGGCTGCCCCACGTCCCCCGGTACGACCCAACTGTCGTGAGATCCGCGCGTGGACTGCCTTCGTCGTCCACGCCTCCATGTGGTCGCTTGAGCATGAAGGGATCTCGGGAGAGAAGGGTGCCGAGCACTACACGACTCCCGACTCAGTACCCATCGCCAGGTCGATTAGTCGATCAGCATCGTCGTTGCCCGTGGAGACTCGGTCATCACCTGGTCCAGCAGCGGCGGTCGCAGAGAGCCCTTCGACAGAGAACGACTTCAGCTTGCCGGCCAGCTTGGGGAGCACAGAACCAGTGTCGGAGGTTCCCGCGTTCAGCTCGTCCAGGGCGAGCAGAATCGTCGAGCGCTTGATCAGCTCGGGCACTACAGAGGTGAAGGTCGCTGTGACGGCCACATCAGGACCGAACCCCTCGCAGTCGACGCGAGGGCCGCTCAAGAGCCGGATACCCCATAGCTCGACCGTGTAGCTCGATGACGGGAGCTCGTGCCCGTCGACGGCGACTGCGGTGACATTTGAGAAAGGCAAGTCGACTACGACGTTCCGCGTCCGTACGTCGTGGACGGTGACCGCGGTTGCCGATGCGGCGGCAAAGGTACGGCGCGCTCGGGCAGTGACGAGCGCTGTCGCGAAGTCCAGGGCCGCCTGGATCTGGCCGTCGGAGGCGCTGATGGAGGGGTCGTAGGCCTTGAGTTCGGCCACGGAGGCGAAGCTCACGACACTAGCGCCGAAGATCTTGGAGCGTCCGTGCTCGTTGTCATTCCAAGATCGACTTTAGACCCCAGATCTACGAGCGCGCTCGTCGATCTCACGCGGTGACCCCGCCGTGCAACCTCCTAGGACGTAGGGCATCATGAAGTGGTGGAGTTCCGTCGCCGGCCCGACAGACCGTCGGTTTCCGCTGAGTGGCCGGTTCACGTTCTAGTTGCTCTCATGGCCGTGTTCAACCTGCAGTTTCTCCGAGGTTGCCTTCACGCGCTGACCGCTGGAATGGGCCGCATTTTCGCTCGACGGGACATCAGGATGGTTCCTCGCGCGTCCCTCTCCCACTGATGTGATCAGTGCCGCATAGAAGCAGACACGTATCCATCAATGGGAGCAGAGTGCGTCTAACGGTGCGTCCGACTGGCACCAACTACTGATGTAATTCCCACGCGACGCTCTCTTAGCTCTTCAAACACTTCTCGAAGAGCGGGGGGAATCAATCCCATGGGCCCACAGGTAAATGATAGGACCGGCGGTGCCTTCGCGGCATGGCAGGGTATGGAGCAAGTTCGACAATGGCAACGAGATAACCAAAATGACATTCGGCGCACGGAGAGACGCCAACGCATTTGGACGAGCACTGGATATTCCCTGGGAAGTATCGGTGTCGGGAGTGGATCAGTCGAGGCAGTTAACGCGGGAGCATCTGGCCCGCACTGGCTAACACTCATACTGCTCGGATGCATGGGGGTTTCTGGTGGCCTCCTCTATTTCTTGGATCCGGTTGAAGGGTATCGAGCCGCTGGCAAAGAATTATCCTGGCTTTCGGTCTGGGAAAACACGCTCGCCCTATCACTCGTCCAGCTCTCCAATCCTGAGATTACTCGTGACAAAGTCCAGGGCATACTCGAAGAATTAGCCGAAACACTACGGCGACTCCGGGAGCAGATCAGGGTATTGCGCGAGACGAAGGACTTCCGGACACCTAATTCACCCTTCAGCTGAAGTCTCACGTTTGACTCGACGCGTCCCCACTGGCAGTCAGAACTTGGGCGGGTCGACAATGGCGAATGCTCATATGGTTTGCCAGCTAATGTCAGGAAGCGCAAAGCGCAAATAGTGGCCCCGGCAAAGCTTCAACTTGCCGGGGCTGAACGAACCTATCTGGGAGGTCCGTTATGAACCAGGTTATATCGGCCTCGGCTAGGCACGTACGCCAAGAGCAACAGGCGACTCGCGCTCTGTCAATCGCAATGGTCGCCGTTGCCGCCTATCCGTCAACCATCTTCACCGGCCGATCTACTTGGTTACCGCCTCTTGGCATTGCAATCTTCCTGCTGGCTCATTGGCCTTCGGTGGGAGCTACTCGAACCGCTGCAAGCCGCGTAGTTTTCATGGGCTTTTTCTTTCTCATCGCTGCTACCGGCGTAAACACAGGGGGCAACTTCGGAGGACAGTACCTTGCCAGCGCCGCTCTCGTTCTAACGGCCATCCCCGTGGCTTCGAAGGCGAATCCTCACCGCATTGCGCGTACCGTTGTCTTGCTGACGTTGGCCGAGATCGGTTTAGCGCTCGGTCAGTTCTTCTTGCATGTTGAGGTGCCCTGGCATCACCAAGAGCCGCAATGGATGGCCTATCTGACGCGCAACGAGCTTCTCGGCGGCGGCAGACCACGCGTTGATGGCACCATGGGGCATCCTCTGCTGCTAGCACTTCTCGTCAACCTGTCGTTCGCTATCGTCGTTCGGGCGTCCTACGTCCGGCGACGGCGACTCGTGATCATGAGCATTCTGGTTGCCGGCATCCTGATCACCGGAAGTCGCAGCGCTGCGGCCATTGCCCTATTGCTTGTTCTCTTCGGAACAGTGCGTCGATTCACCCTCGGGCGGTTGGCAGGGCGCGCCCTACTTGCTGTCGGACTGTTAGTCCTAGCCATCAACGCCGGAGTGCTCCAGAGCGGTGTAGTCGACCGGTTCACGGCATCGGGTTCGCTCTCGCACCGGCAGGGAGCCTTCTCCTCGGTCCCGGTGCTCTTCCACGAACAGTCTTTGTCGTATCTGCTATTCGGTAATGGCTGGGCTGGACCACAAACACTGTTCGATCGAGGGCTTCTACAGACGGACTACTTCCGCGCCGTCGACAACCAATGGGTCGCCACCATCGTTTCATCCGGGCTTGTCGGTCTCGCTCTGATCTCGTTCGCCATGTATCGAGCGGTTCGTCACGCTGATACCGATCAGCGCGTCCTGTGGCTTACGTTCCTAGTCGAGTGGTTTGTCTTCGACGCTCTTTGGTGGACGCCGGGGCTCCTGGCGTGTGGTGTGCTACTCGGGGTCCGAGCTAGTCGGCCTGAGGTTGCTGAGCATCCGCCTCAGCAAGTGCCTCAGCAAGTTCCCGCTTCGCCTGGATCACCAACAGCGCCTTCGCTTCGAAATCGGCGTGCCCCGCCGGAAGCTGCACTGAGTTGAGCAGGTCTTCGAACAGAAGCAAAGTCTCACGGGAAAGAGCCATCACAGAATTCCCGTCCATGTGTTCGCTGCTGTAGCAACGTAAATACGCTGATTTGCCACGGTCGGCGTATCTGTCCGGATGAAGATGTCACCAGCGGCAGAACCGGACACCGTGCCTGGTATACCTGTACCAGAGAAGATGCGGCCTCCCGCCCCTGCGGAGGTGCCTGGCTGCACGTATCCCGCGCTACTCGACAGACGCGCCAATAATGTGGCCGACCCGTTGTTTAGAAAGATGTCTTGGCCTTGCGTCGCCAACACGCCAGCTGCGTTGATCCTGACGCGCAAGTTACCCTGGCTGTCGTACCACTCCTGCGTGTTCTTTGACTGTGCTGCGTGCGCCATGACTCTGATAGCCGTAACGTTGGCCGCATTGGGGTCGACTATCACCTGGCCGTTCGTCGTTGCCACAGAACCCGATGCAATCGTTGCACCTGAGATCGTTGTGCCACTAAACGACGTGTAAGTGACAACCGTCCGTGCCGTGCTGTCCAGGATGAAGGTTCCGCCTCCAGCAGGCAGCGTCACGCCAGCATTTGTGGTGAGTGTCTGCGGCGTTGTCGTGAGCGTGTAAGTACCCGATAACGTGCCGTAGCTCAGCACAGGTTGCTGGACAAACATCATGGAATTGACGCCGTCACCAGTTCCGCCGTACTTGACCTTGAAGGCTGTTCCTGCTGACCGGCCGACCGATAGCTGCGTCTCACTGTTTGCAGCATCGACCACATACAGCCCATATGCGGTGGTGATCGTTCCACCGTTTGCAGACGCGGCCGCGGGCTGCCAGAACCCGTAGTACGTATCGATGGTGCCGAAGGTCGGACCACCTGATGAATTGACTGAGGTTTTGAAACCAGCTGCGACGCTGACATGCGAAGTCCCCAGGGCGTTGATTCTCGAGCCCACGCCGAGCAGCGGAGCGTTAACGCCCGTCAGTGCAGTGTTGGCACCTTCGATTTGCGCGATGGCCTCAAAACTCGTTGTTGCCTTCGTTTGGGCAAACCCTGTACCGGTGTCCTTCAACCCGACAAAGGTTGAGAATGCCTCGGCTGAGTCATCCGCTGTGGGGCCGTAGTAGTTCGTGAGCAGAAACCCGCCCTGGGTTGTCTTCGTGATCGGCGCGTTAGTTCCGCCTGTCGAATCCCCATACTTCTGGTACACCACAAACGGGCCGTAGCCATCAGCCGGACTACCCGTGCCAGCGAAACCGACCGAGTTACCTGCATTGCCGAATGTGAACCACTTGCCATAAGTTGGTGAATCCGTGTTGCGATGAATACCTTGCGACGACGATGAGGTCTCCAGGTTCGCGTAACGCGCATCATTCGACGCCAGCGACCCTCCGTTAGGCGTCTCTTTCCATGCCGTACCGTTGTATCGACATGTCGTCCAACGGCCCGCTACCGAGACCGTCGCGATTGTTGTGCCGCCTGATGTAGCGGTGAGCACGCTCGATCCCGAGGTGGCATCGAGGTACAGCTCCACCTCATCGCCCGCGCTAGGACTCGTCGGGAGGGGCTGAGCTATGGACCCCGTTGTGCAGTCATAGTGGGCGCTGTGCCATGCGGCCATTGTGTACGAGCCGGTCTTTGCCGCGCCCTGGTCCACGAAACGGTTGCGTCGGGCGTTCTCGGCGGCCGTGGCGCGACTCTCCTCAGCAGCGACGGATGCCGACACGCCAGTGACACCAGCGGGCTTGCGTGCGTACCCCGTCGTCACGAGCTCACTCCGGTCACTGAGTACGCACAGGTGCTGGCAGCGATCAGACGGATCACGTCGGAAGCGTCGAGGCTCGGCACCTGCAAAGAGGCGCCAGCCACTACCACGAAGCAGTCGTCGCCGCCCACCGTGGGCACAGTCCCATCGACACGGAAGTAGATCTCCACACTGCCGCGGTTCAGCACCTCGACGGCTTTGAACTTTGCAGTGAGCGTGACGACATCAATGGCGTTCGCCCCGAGCGTCTGGTGCTTCACTTTTGCGGCGCTGTAGTTCGCCATGTCGTCAGTCCTTGCTCAGACGAAGAAAGCAGTGCGGCAGACCGTCCGCACTGCTCCTCCGTCGCCTTCCATGGCAACTCGCCCCCGTCCGTGGAGGCCTTCCCCCGCTCGTGCCTGAGACACGGCAGCGGTGAACGCGGTCAGGCCGCTACGACCGAGAACTGCGCGGTCCACTTGATCGTCTTGCCTGCCTCGCCAGTAACCGTGACCTTGGGTCCGCCGGCCGTGGTGTCAACACCGAGTGCTGCATCCCATGCCGCCGAGTCCTCGCCGAGAACGGTCTGGGTCGCGCTGCCGACGACGGCCGTGCTGGCAGCGTTCGCACCCCGCTTGATCACGGCACGCAGGTCATAGCCAGCTACCTCGGATCCGCTGTCAGTGCGGCGACCGACAACGCGAGCGGTGACCACCCACGCTGAGCTATTTGGCATGACGAGTCCGCCTGTTACGACGATGGCTGTAGCGGTTCCGTTGGTCGTCGTCACCTTGCCGCGTGCTCGCTTGCTGCCTGCGGCGGCTCGAGTGTTGATCGACATGGACTACGACCCCTTGATCTGACGCAGGATGTACGGCGTCACCTGGTGGCCCTCGTTCACGATGACCGTTGCCCGAACCGGCTCGGTCTCGGTGACCTCTCCCGTGTCGTAGTCCAGATACATCGTCTTAGGAGCGGGCTTGCCCAACTCCCAGCCATCGTCCTCGGCGCTGCCCACCGGTTGCTCGGTGACCTTTTTGAGCGTGCCAGCCTTCGGAGCTTCTGGTTCCTCCGTTGCCTTGGTCTCGGTTCCCTTTGCGGCTTCCTTGGCCTTGACCTCTGCCGCTGGATCCTCGGGAAGAGCCTCAGGGTCCGTTGCCTCCGGATCGGTGTATTCCTCTGGCTTCACTTTGGCTGCCTTAGACATCACTCAGCCCCCTGGAAAACGATTTTGGTCCATGCCTTGGGCCTGTTGACTGCAAGACCGAGGCGGAGCTCTGCGAGCAAGGTCAGGATGTTCTGGCGGAACTTCGACGCGTCCGAGTCCGTCACGTAGAGGGCCGCACGCTGACGGTCGTACAGAGTGGCTCCGAGCTTGGCGTCGCCTTCAAGGGCGGTGCCGGCGGCGACTGTGTTCGTGTCGACAACGTTCATGCCCCAAATGCGGGGAGTGAGGTTGTCCTGCACGTTCGGAGTAACTCGCCAGCGGCCGGTGTCGTCGGTCGACAGTTCGACAGTCTCCCAGTCGTCCGGGTTCAGGATGACGACGTTGGCGGCATATTCGTTGTGACGAACAAGGGTCTTGCCACGACGGAGCGAGATGATCTTTGCCTCGTCGTTGCCGACGCCCGTGTTGTACGAGTTGATGCCCGACGTGTTCAGGATGCCGACCATGGTGTTCGACGTACCGTCACCGTTGATGATCTGGTTGTCGACCCGGTAGGCCAGACCGTAGAAGAGCCGGGTCTGCACAAGACCGCGGAGCTGGGTGTGGTCGTCGAGAGCCTGGCGGGCGATGTCAGTCCAGTGCGCGACCGTCTTGATCGTGTCGGTCACCAGTTCCCAGGTGTAGGTCGACTCGGGTTTGGTGCCGCCTTCGGCAGTCTCGGCCGCGGTTCCCTGCGGCGTTGAGCTGTTGTCACGGACGTAGCCGAACGCGTCGCTGGTGGACGGAACCTGCGTGAGCAAGTCGACCAGACCCAAAGGGCGGTCGGCCACCGCCTGGACGATGCCCGGCGTGCGAGGGATTGGGTCGAGGATGTTGCTGATGCCACCGACACCCGTGATGAGCGACCGGGTGTCCACGCCTTCAACGACCGTTCCGCCCTGCGAGCCTCCGCTCTGGGTGCGCCGGCCAACACGAGTGGACCGAAACTCCTCCAGGTCTCCCGACTCCATGAAGTAGTCGACAAGGCCCTTGGGGCCCACACGATTTTCAGCGTCCTGGCCGCCGCCTCGTTGATCACCTGCATCACCAGGGTTCGTGTCACCTGTCGGGGTGGGGCGGTCGAATCCAACGTCGCTAAGGCGAGAGCGGGCCTCATTGGCCTTAGCTACCTTGCCGTTGTACTCATCGATCTGGGAGCGAACTTCGTCTGCCTCAGCCACCAGGGCGTCGGCATCGTCGTCGGGGCCGAGATTGTCGATGCGCTCGAGGATGGCGATACGACGGGCTTCAAGTTCTTTGGGGTCCATCCGTGGATCTCTTTCGGGGAACAGAGAGGCAATAGCCTCAAACGATTACGTTCGTCTGTTCCACCGTGGGAGTTACCAGGACTGGCTATCCCGACGCAGCGGCGGCACCACTTACACAAGATCTTTAGCACTACGCAATTCACTCGTCAAGTGATTCATCGCGACTGAAAATGACTAACTACCGCACCGCCACGGTCACATCGCCCTGCGCCTGCAACAGCAGATCGAGGTCGTGCCAGCTCATTAGGAATTTTCCACCCAGAGCCCAATCCGGGCCCCAGCTGTTATAGAACCAGACCGTTTTCATATCGACGTCCAGACCGAACGCCTCGATCTCGTGCCCGCCACGGACTTGCGAGTGCGACGTCACATGCACTTGACCGGTTCGATCCGGTTTGTCGAATGTGTCTAGCCAGTCGATACCAATGATCACTGGCGTGAGCACCAAAGCTTCAAGCGCGTGCTGTAGGCCGAAGGCATGGTGGTACGCCGAGATGTACCCGGCTGCCTTGGCTGCCTTGGCCACGGCAAGGCCTGACGATCCTGTGTCGTCCGGGGGATACGCCCCGGGAATGCCGTCCAGTCGCGTTGCAGCGGAGTACAGCTGGATAGCCGTCTTCTCATCAAAGTTCCACGATGGCTGACGCAGGGGATCAGTCATCAGTGCGCCGGCCATCGCATTACCCGTGCAATCGCCGAGGTCTTTCTGGTCCCACACTGGCGCGTGACGAACGTGCTTCACCGTTTTGAGGGCGGGCGCGCGAGCAGCTCTGTACAGCTTGCTGAGGGGATCGTGTTCGACATGGCGACCGAGGCGGAGAACCCGTTCGGTCATGCGACCTTCACGGAGGCGAGACGAAGGGCTGCGGCCTTGCGCTTCAACTCTTGCGCTGAGCGTTCGCCGCCTTCCGGAGGTGGATCCTCCGTACCGAGATGCTCGGGCTTGGTGTCAGCAACAGCTTCCTGGCCCTTTCGGGTCTCGCGTGGAGTGTCGGTCGACCGGTCCCCGAGGCCTTCGTCGTCGGTGTCCGCTGGTGTGACCACGAGTTCGAGCTCGACCTGCGTTGCACTGCCGAGAGTGACGTCCTCACCATCACCGCTGACGACATATGGGAACGAGTAGGTGACGCCGTCATAGTCGTCGTCGACGTAGATGGTCGCCACAACGTGATCGGCGAAGGTAGCGACGACGGATACATAGATCCGCTCGGCGTCAGGAAGTTGGTCTTCTGCCCACTCGTCGATAGCCTCTCGCAGTTCGTCGATGAGCGCTTCATACGACCCTTCGACCGGGTCGATGCTCCGGCGTTCAACTTTGCGCTTGCTCTGGCTTCTGTTCATGATGCCTTCCGCTGCTCGATTCGACTTATCACCAGGCCAGTGATTTAGCACGTCGTGGTACCACTTCGCCGCCGTAGCCTTGGCTTTCTCCGGCTCTTTGATGTATTTGAGCAAGTGGTGATACAGAGCGGTCCACGGCTTCGGTTTGCTGAGCCACTTGGCGAGACCCTCACCATGGGTCCAGTAATCGTGTAGCCGATCTGCGTTCGAACCAGGTACTGCGCGCTTCTCTTGGCCACTACTTGCAGGGATGGGCTCATCAGTGAGGTCGTCGTCAGTCAGCTGGACCGCGTATGCCTCTTCCGGCGATGGGACACCGACCTCCTGGTGCGCCAGGTCTGGAGACTTCGCCGGTGTCTTGGTGCCATCTGCCCGCTTCATAAATTCAGCGGCTTTCCGGACTGCGGCGAGCTCTGCTCCCGGCTGAGAAGCCATGCCGAGCGTGATCTGACTGACCTCCACGAGTTCTGCCTCAGTGATGAGGCTCGAGTCGTTCTTGTCGACGGCACGGCGGATGAACCCAACCGACAGCTCCGGCGCTGACCCTGATGCTGCCCGCTTGCGAGCCCGCTGGCCCTCGGGGGTGTCGTCATACGTGCCCTCGATCCACAGGCCCTTCTCGTCCTCTCGCCAGGTGAAGACCCCGACCGGTTCATCGACGTCGTGCATCCAGAGGTACGCGCGCGTGGTGGGGCCGCCGCCGGCCTCCCACGCCCCGGGGTTAAAGCGAGTGTTGAAAGAGTCGGTAACGAGGTGCAGATTGGCGTAACCGCTGAAAGTGCCGGGGCCTTCGCCATCGAGACGAGTTTCCAGCTGGCCAAGAGCGACGCGTCGATATTCAACCTGACCGAGCAATCCTTCAGTAATTGTCATCGAACGCCCCTCCATGGCCTACTTCTATTCATAGCCTTACAGGTATACGCCCAGTGTGTGCGGTGCTTCCCAGGGCCAAAGCAAACAACGCATCATTGCTACCTCACTGGCTGGACCTCGCCAGCGATGTGTTCGGCGCGAAAGGCCTCCGCCTGCTCTCGATTTTGAATCGCCTTCGTCGGCGCCGTCTGGACCAGCTCGCCGTCGTAGAACAGCTCCCACCGATCCCGCTGCACACTGTGCTTCAGCTCGATCGTGTGTTTCTCTTGGCCCCCGGGTTGATCTTCCGAGCCATACAGGATCGTCGGCTTCGGTGCCTGCGGGCCGATGAGCTTGCGAGCCATGAGTGCCTGCCCAGTGAGGTGCTCATCGAACACCCATCGATCCCGCCCGTCTTCAGTCAACGGGTTGTCCTTGTCACGGCGGTAGGCGTAGCAGCCAGACTCAACAGAATCAGCCGGGCCGAGGAACACGACATCATCGCCGTTGTCGACGTAACCGTCGTCGCCTCCTCGTCCGTATTGATCGTATGGGCCACCGATCAATAGAACTTTCCGTAGCTTCGTCATGCGACGTGTCTCCACGTTTCTCGCCGGACAATTTTCGATGCTGTCTTGTGATCCACTCCGAAGTGACGCGCAATTGCACGCAAGCTCACGGATCCCCCGGCATGCATTTGGCGCAACTCTTTCACTCGCTCCTCATCCAGCCTTGCGCTGCCGACCTTGGAACCCACGACGTAATGCGCCCGGTTTTTCGCGTTCATATCGTCGACGTTCCCCTGATAGCTCCCCAGCTCCAGATGCGACGGCCTCACGCAGGCTGGGTTATCGCAACGGTGCATAACCAGCGCATACTTAGGCAGCAAAATGCCGTGCGCTAGTTCATAAGACACCCGGTGCGCCCGGAGGGTGGCACCCCTCCCATGGATCAGCCCGTACCCGAACTCTGTTTGTTCTCCGTTCCATTCCCAGCACCGCCCTAACTCAGGAACGTGGGTTGGAACTGACCCGGCCTTATCGACCTTCGCCCACAACCGGATCTCAATGGGAACAGAACGAGCTACGACCGAGCAGGGTCGACATCGCTTCGCCGTGTAACTGTCCAGCTTTTTCCCGCAGTCGAAGCAAGCGCTTGTTTTCCAGCTAGCGTTATTCCTTGTCATCACCCTCCAACGGTGGTGGCCAAGCCGGGGGCTGTTGAAGCAGTTGCCCGGCCTTTTCTGTCTCACCGCGACGTTAGTCAAGCTTCAAGCTTCTCCACGACGAACGGCGCCCTGACGCCCTTGTTGATGTGCTCAGAGGCAGCGAGCGCCTGGCGGATACGCTCCTCCGGCTTATGACTCGTGAGGACATGCAGAGCGCCCTTGGCTACTTCATCACCGCAGCCAATGGCGTCATATCCGTCTGCTGACTCTCCAACTTGGTAGTCCGAGTCGATGCGAAAAAGTCGGCCCCGGTACCCGACCAAGAACAGGCCACCGCTCTCGACAGAGTCGTGGACCTTCATCAAGCCGTTATCTCGGAAACACTGACGAACGGCGTCAACGAAGTCACAGACCATGTACTCCTCGACGCTCTGACTTCCGCGCTGTTCAGACACTATGAGCTTGTGGCGAAGAAGCTGACCCTGGCGAACTGATCCAGAGTTGCCGAAAATGAAGTCACTGTCGCTCCACACCTTTGCCTCGACATAGGTCATCTGTGTGTAGTGCGTGGAAGCGCACGAATCTGCGCCGATCCACACAACTCCGTCCTCGGTAAGGCCCGCAACGCAAGTCACGCTGGATCCTCCGAGTGGTAGAGCAGGACGCACCTGCACCCTATGGTTTCTTCGGGTAATCCTGCCGGATCACCGGGAAATAGCAGACCATTCGCGAACCGGTCTCGCATCGGCACGGAGACTCCACGGAGTTTCTCGTGAGTAGGGCGAACGCGGTCATCTTTCGCCGGAAGCCAGGACTTTGACTTCACAAAGTTCGACTCGCTGGCAGTCAGGAACGATGCGGAGTTATGACCGCTGACCACCTCAGTACGTGCCACAAGCTCGGCTCGCCAGGTCTCGAGGTCGGTGAAGCGCTCCTTGAGTCTCTCGGCGAGTTGAGCCGTCCCCTCGCCCTCTTCCACGCCTTCCTTCAGCACTTCCTCAGAAATGGCGTCATAAGTGGTCTGAGTGATCTGGCCAGCGAGCACATCAAGACGGTTCTGCATCTCCGTTGTGACGCGCTGAAGGAAGGAGTCGGTCAGCTCCACGCCCATCGCATCGGCCGTCGAAGATGCCGCTGAGGTCCAGAGGTCATCGAAGCGGCCGATCAACGTCTTCACGGTCTCTTTGACCCAGAAGACGACGTTGAACAGCGCCGTGGGGTCGAGCTTTGCTCGGTGCTCCGGGGAACCCTGGGCCTTCCGTTGAGCCTTCTCTAGGTTCCGCAACGTCATGGTGCGCTGCTTGCCGGCCAACTCCACGATGCCCCGAGCGAGCAACTTCTCGTGTCGGTCGTAGGCCCGCTGGACAGCTGCGGGATCGATGGTGATGTTCGGTGCCGGCTTGTCCGAAGTGAGGACATTCGCTAGCTCGTTAGCAACGTCGGATACCGTGATCGTCTTGGCGGGCAGTTCGAAGATGCCCCGCTGTGCATTGGTTGGCAGTGGTGCAGGGGCATTGGGATCTGCCGGTGGCGCCGCCACGGACACCTGCGGTGGCGCGTACTGCACTTTCACCCACTCCCGGTACTGACTCAGCGTCATGTTGTCGCGCTCGTCGCCGAACACCTCAAGATTCACCTTGGCGCGCGCTTCAGCCATCGTGGTGATGTCGGCTTCGTGGGCCTTAATCGTCCGATCGTGGAGGCCGTCGATGTTCTCTTGAAGCGCCTGGACCGTGCGCACGTCGAACACTGCACTTAGGGCTACGTCGGGGAACACCTGCCGGTCGATCTCGGCCTCGACGAGCTCCTTCTTGCCGATCAACAGCCCTGACCACAAGCGGCTCCACGCGGCGTCCTGGTTGTTGAACGTCGACTGGCCGAAGATCAGGTCGATCGGAACGCCGAGGGCCAACGCGATGTCCTGGCCGTTGACGCGGTGCGACTCCAGGTAGGACATTTCGGCAGGCGTCAGGCCGATACGGTCGAAGCCTGGTTTGTCGTCGTCACCGTAAGTGAAAAGAATGCGACCGGCGTTGCGAGCGCCACCGTTCTCGGCTTCCGTCTTGGCCTTGATCTTCTCTGCTTCTTCACGACTGCGCTTGCCGAGGCGCATGACGCCGCTGGGACGGGCACCGTTGTCCAACTCACCGAGCTGCCACTCGCGGGCCTTGCGATCCAGCCCGGCCGCCATGCGAGCAGCTGCACCCGGCGGCATCGGTGCCCACGGCAGCTCGAAGTGCGGATAGCGCACCCACAGCACCTCGCTGGGCAGCAGGTCGACCTCGCCCCATCGGGTATACGCCCTGTAGCCCAGCAGCCGAGGAGCGATCTTCTCCCGGCTGGTCAACGGCCGCGGGTTGCCATCCTGGTCTAGTGCCCTGTTGGCGAAGACGGGAACGACCCGGTCCATGATGACGACGAAATCCCCAGGATCACCTTCGCCCGTCGGACCGCGGTCCATATAGACGAACCCTTCGCCCTTCATCTCAAGGCGGGCCCACATAATCCGCTTCATGGCCACGGCGTTGTCCGTGTCGGAGGAAGCCTTGTTGAACAGGTTGGCTACGGGGTCATCCTCGACGTACTCCTCGCCGCCGTCGGTTGTCTTCTTGAGCACGAGGTCACGGCCGGCCAGTTCCGTGGCGATTAGGTCGACGCAGCGGTAGATGACCTCACTGGCCTCGAACGCGTTGAGTTCGGCTGCGGGGTCGAACCCGAGGCGTGCATCACCGGCAAGGTTGATGTGATCAAGACCGATCGACCCCACGCTCTCAGTGAAGAACGTCGAGCGAGTTTCTGTCTTTGGGCTACGCCGGGACAGGCCCGGAAGCGTGAGGCGTACCGCCATCAGGTGTGCTCATGACGGAAAACAGCGATGAGCGCGGTGATCGACAGTGGTAGCGACAGGAAGGCGGCTATTTCCGCGTAAAGGTTCACCCAGCGTTCCGCGTGCGTCCATGCATTTACCCATTGAGCGTACTTCAGCCTTCATAAACCCGCTCGTGACCGACCGTTGTCGTTGCTGCTCGTTGTTCACCGACAAGCTAGCTAGCGGCACACCACAATTAGAGCCATGAGTCGTGATGGCGTTCTCGACGCGGCCTTGCGATATGCCGCACACGGTTGGCCTGTGATTCTACTTGGCTCCAGGTCAAAGATGCCTCGGCTCCCGAAGAGCAAGGGTGGAAACGGACTCTACGATGCAACGACCGATGACGGCCAGATCCAGGCGTGGCTCCAGAAGCATCCCAACGCGAACATTGGCCTGCGTAGCGGAGTGGCTTTCGACGTGGTCGACCTTGATGGCCTGCGAGCAACTGAGGCGCTTGAGACTGCGCGGCAAGGTCGGGACAAGCTGCGGGGACCCATGGTCCAGACCCCTCATGGTTGGCACGTGCTGGTTCAACCCACCGGAGTCGGCAACCGTGTCGGCGTTCTTCCCGGCGTCGACTTCCGCGGGGCGAACGGCTACGTCGTCGCTCCACCCAGCATCGTCGACGCACCGGACGTGCCTTTCGACCGCCGACAGTACAAGTGGTTCAACCCCACCGATGCCATTGTCCCGGCGCCGTCCTGGCTCCTTGATCTGCTCCAACGCACACGAGAGCTACCAGTAAGGGCCGCTTACTTACCAGTAGGTCCCAGGACCACGGCCTATGGACGTGCAGCTCTACGCCGGGAGATCGAGTCGCTGTCCCGTGCGCGACTCGGCACCCGAAACGACCACCTCAACCGCAGTGCATTTGCCTTGGGTCAGCTCGTCGGCTCCGGCGTGCTGGAGGAGGAGCAGATCGTCACCGCCCTGACGGAGACGGGACTTGCGCTGGGGCTAGAGGAGCGGGAATGCGAGCGCACGATCGCAAGCGGCTTGAATGCTGGGATGGAAGCCCCTCGATCGTTGACGCTCTAGAGCTGTACAGCAACCCCGGCGCCAGTCCTCGCTAGCGCTCGGCTCGTTTCGTATCTAAGCGACGCTTCCAATCTCTTAACTCAGACGCGTGGTCCAGAAGTCGCTCAGTGTCTTTTTTCGACGCACCAGCAGCCTGCAGGATGGGCAGAAGAACCCCCTCCCGTGGAATCATCCTTCCATAGACAACCTCGAAGACAGTCCTAGTAGGGAGCTGCGACTGACGGGCTAACTCGTTGAGATCGGGAGCCTGTCCGTTTTTTCCGAGTACTCTGCTCAACTCGGCGGTGAACCATTGCGTTGCTCTCGTGTAGCGCTCCGCTGACTCCTCTTGCCCGCGGGGCTGGCCACTGGCCGCAACCCACAATTCGTCGAACCTATCCAGCATTCGGTCGGAATCCACGCGCGGCGCAAGACTCACCAGTTGGCCGACG